CGACCTACAAGCGGCGCAAGCCCACCATTCTCGCGAAGCTCGCCTTCGGCATGTGGACGGTCATGGCCCGAACCGCAGAGTACGCCGCCGTCCTGGCGGCCCTCCTCGTGTTCGCGCTGGCGTGTCTCATCGTGCCGCTGGTCATCTGGTTCTAGGAGGATCGAAGATGGGCAAGCACGCGTACAAACCGCAGAGTGCCGCGGATGCCGTGGTGGAACAGGCGGATCGGATCAACAACCTGATCCCCCAACTGGAGTGGGGCCGGTTCAGCCACACCCCGAACGCTGAGGAAGTGGAGGGGGCCAAGGCGCTGATCTCCCACGCGAGCGAACTCCGCACGGCGCTGAGCGCCTTGGAGAACATGGCGGAAGCCGTGATCTTCAAGGCGGAGAAGCGGAAGGAAGCACTCCTGGACGGGTTCCTGGGGTGAAGCGCGGCTGGTGGATCTTCTTTGCGGGGGCCGGAGTCTTCCTCCTGGCCTGCCTGGGAGTCAGCCTCCTGGCCTTCGCAGCGGGGTCCGCCTTCATGGAAGGGGTACTCAGGTAATGGAATGGATCAACGACCCGCGCCTGTGGGTGGGGCTCACGCCGTTCTGCGTGTGGATCGGCGCGGTGATCGCCTTCTACCTCGCGACGGAAAGCGGGGACGACGACCCGGCCCCGGAGGTGATCCGGGGCGACTCGGAGAACGAGCCGTGGGGCGATCCCTACAACATCACGGGCCGGAAGTACCGGCTCCCTGGGGACAGTGTGCAGCGCACCAACCGGGTAATCGAGCACGACACGACCGCACTGGGGGTCATCAAAGATGAAAGGAAGCATGACCTTGCCGAAGTACAAGGATAGCGATCTTCTCACGATCGGCGAAGTGGCGGACCACTTCGGGTACAGCGTCGAATACCTTCGATGCCTGAACTCGGAGAATGGAGAACAGGCTGACCCCCTGTTCCGCCGGATGCGTATCAAGACGGACCCGACCTGGCGACAAGCGTTCGGTAACTCTTCGCATTACGTCTACCAATACGGGGACGTGAAGGAGTGGTTCCGCAACCATCAAGCCGCCCCCACGGTCCAGGCGTTCAACGAATCGCGCGGGATCGTCGTGGACCTGTAGGACTGGAGCGGCCCCTTCGGGGGCCGCTTCCGTGACATAATGCGTACATGGACGCTTACAGGCTGGACCTCGGGTCCGCGATCATCGATCAGTTCGATGACCTCACCCGGGAGAAGGTGGACTATGCCGCTGACCCGGCGCGCTGGGCCGCTGAGCGCGCCAAAATGCACATCTGGTCCAAGCAGCGCCAGGTCATGGAGTCGGTGCGCGACAACCGGCGCACCGTGGTCCGGGCCTGCCACTCCTCGGGGAAGTCGCACATCGCGTCTACGGTGGCGTGCTGGTGGCTCGATTCCCACCCGCCGGGTGAAGCCTTCGTCCTGAGCACCGCTCCCACCGCACCCCAGGTGCGCGCCATCCTGTGGCGCACGATCGGGCGTATCCACCGGTCGGCCGGACTCCCGGGGCGTTGCAACCAGACGGAGTGGCACATGCCCACCGCGGACGGCCAGGGCGAAGAACTCGTGGGGATCGGGCGCAAGCCCTCCGAGCACTCCGAAGGCGCGTTCCAGGGTATCCACGCCCGGTTCGTCCTCGTCATCCTGGACGAGGCCCAGGGCGTCCCGGACGTGCTCTGGAACGCCACCGAGTCCATCGCCTCCAACAACAAAGCCCGCATCCTCGCGATCGGCAACCCCGACGTGACCAGCGGCCCGTACGTGGACGCGTGCAAGTCGTCCCTGTGGAATGAGATCCACATCGGGTACAAGCACACTCCGGCCGCCACGGGGGAGCCGGTCCCCGAGGAGGTGGCGGACGGTCTGATCTCCGAGGAGTGGGCCTCCGACCGCAAGACCGCCTGGGGTGAGGACTCTGCCCTGTACCAGTCCAAAGTCCTGGGGGAGATCCCCAAGGGCGACATCGACCCGTGGCGCGTCATCTCCGAGGAGGACGCGGCGAAGTGCCGGTACAAGGACACCGACTACGAGGACGATCCCGAAGCCGTGCGCATCGGCGGTATCGACGTCGGCGGCGGCGGGGACCGCACGGTGATCGTGGAGCGCACCGGCATCGCCGTGGGCCGTATCGCGTCGTTCTCCGACCGCGACCCGATGAAGACCGTGGGAAGGCTCGTCCACCACATCGAAGAATGGGGCCTGTCCAAGGTGCGCATCGACGTGGCGGGTATCGGCTGGGGCGTGGCCGGACGCCTCCGTGAGGTGCTGAAGGAGCGGCACTCCAAGTGCGTCGTCCAGTACGTCAACTTCGCGAACAAGTCGGGCCAGCCTAAGCGCTTCCTGAACGTCCGCGCTGAAGCGTGGTGGAACGGCAGGGAGCTGAGCCGGACGAAGGCGTGGAGCCTGGCGGGGCTGGACGACGACGCTATCGCGGAGCTGACCATGCCGCGGTACGAAGTCGTGGACTCCTCCGGCAAGGTCAAAATCGAGAAGAAGGACGACATCCGCGAGCGCCTGGGCCGAAGCCCCGACATCGCGGACGCGCTCCTTCTGGCCTTCTTCGACGGCACCGGGAATGCCGAAGCCGCGGACCCGCGCGACGCCTACAAGAACGCCGACCTTTCGCAGCCCACGTCCAACTACAGCCACTTCGGGGGCCCGCCCATCCCCGGGTTGCCGATCGCCATTCCGACACGCCTGGGTGGACGCCTGACACGCTAGAGCGCCCGGTCTCGGGGGAGAACCGGGCGCTCGCATAGCCTTGCGGCTACTCCAGTGTACTAGGCGCGCTGGCCCATGAGGGACTTGGCGCGGGTCCGGGCGGCACGCGCGAAGGTGCTCAGCTCCGCGGCCTTCTGGCGGTTCCCGGCGCGGAGGCACCGGAGCGCCTGGTGCTCCGCGATGCCGCCGCGGACAATGAGGGTGTTCACCTGGGTGAGGATTTCGACGTTGCTCATCTTCGCATCCTTTGGTCGTTGTCGTGCCGTGTGCCTTAACCCTACGCTTGTCCGGTTCACCTGTCCAGCCGATCCCTTCCAAGGTTGATCGAATTCTTTTGTATGGTTCCTACACAACCGGGACCGCCCGAGGTGGTACGATGAAGGGACACGACGAAAGGACACGATGATGAACGACTGGCAAGAAACCGTCCACACGAACCAGTGGACCGGCGCGGAACAGCGGATCTGGCGCAAGACGACGCGCACCGCGGGAGGGCACGTCATCCAGTACCAGGTGTACGAGCTGGCGGGGCGTTACTACTGGTCAGCGAACGGGCTCATCATGCATCGCCCTGACCTCTCCCGCATGGTGTGGGGAATGTACGCCGTCACGCCGTACAGCCTCAGCTTCGCCAAGATGCGCGCGACGCGCCTCGGAAAGGCGATGCTCAAAGCGGCCCAGACGCCCCGCCGCCTCACCCGCGCGGCCTAGCCTCCACCGAACGGAGCCCCGGACCACCCGAAGGTCCGGGGCTTCCGTGTTCCCGTTCGCATAACTGTGCGAAACTGTTATGGTACCTTTTAGTAATGAGTGACGGATGGAGGGAGGCCCGGAGCCTCCAGCAACTGGAGAAGGAAATCCAGGAGTACTTCCCCGGTACCACCACGTGGGAGATCGGGGACGCGGCGCACCAAGACACATGGTCCGACCACAACCCCAACGGGTCGGACGTGGTGTGCGCGAAAGACATCCTCGGGGACGGGGGCCTGAGCCTGGCCGCGCTGTGCGCGCACCTGGTGGCGAATCCCCACCCGAACCTCCGGTACGTGATCTTCAACCACAAGATTTACGAACGGTCCAACAACTTCAAGCCCAGGGCGTACAACGGCAAGAGCGGCCACGAGACGCACCTTCACGCCTCCGTGGGCAACGGGCCGGACGGCCGGTCCACGACCGGCTACGACAACACCACCTCCTGGAAGATCAAGAACCTGAAGGACGGGAAGCCGTCCACGCCGACGAATCCAAGCCAGCCCAGCACGGGCACCGGGAAGCTAGGGGACAAGATGCCACAGGTGAAGCGCGGAGCCAAGGGGGCGACGGTCCGTCGCCTGCAAGCGCTCCTGACGGCCGCGGGCTACAAGACGAGCATTGACGGGATCTTCGGGGCCCAGACCGAACGCCAGCTTCGGGCCTTCCAGACCAAGCACGCCAAGCCGGTTGACGGGATCGCAGGTCCCATCACCTGGAACGCGCTCCTCGGACTGTAACTATGCCAACGCTTTCACCAGAGGTCTGGACAGCAATCGGGATCATCGCAGCGCTGGTCCTTGGGGGAATGGTGGGAAAGGTGTGGGGCCCTATGCGGAAGACGGTCTCAGCCATCGACGTGGTGGCAGGGCGGCCCGAGCGCTACCCAGGAGATGAAGAAGCACGGCCAGGGCTCGTGGAGCGCCTGGACCGGCTGGACGCTGCAATCCGCGGTGTCAAGGTGGACGTGACGCTGGTGCGTTCAGAGCTGGACGCGGTGAAACAGCACGTCGAGAAGTTGGAAGGCGGATGTTCCGATGAGTAAGACCCGTGCCTCCCTGTACGCCCTCAGCGTCGCCATCCTGGCGCTGTTCGCCTACAAGACCCGTATGGCCCAGGAGGAGATCGCGCTGTGGGAGACGATCCTTACGCTGGGATTCGCCGCGGCTACCAACCTCCTCGCAGCGGTGAAGACGTGGCCGTGGCAGAGGAAGAAGGCCCCCGCCGATGAGTGACGCGTGGCTGTTCGTGCTCGCGACGCTCGCAGCCTACCGCGTGACGCGGCTCGTGACCACGGACAAGATCGCGGAGCCGGTGACGGAGCGGATTCGCTGGTGGTTCGAACGGCGATGGCTGGCGAAGCACGACTTCGAAGGCTCGGAAACCGAGTGGAATTCGAAGGTCGCTTACATGCTGTCCTGTCCTTGGTGCCTTGGATTCTGGGTGTCGGGAGTCATGTCGGTGCTACTATCGGTGGCGTACGGACTCGATTACCTTGCAATCATGTGGCTGGCGATGTCAGCCGGGATCGGGTTCCTGGCGAAGGTAGACAGCGACTAGGGGATTTCATGGGCCTGCCAGCATTCGGGACCACGCTCGTAGCGTCGGCATCGGTGCTGACCGCGGCACGGCACAACAACCCCAAGTACAACACCGTTCAGAACCAGCTCTGGAACTACTACTACACGCTGGAGGAGTTCTCCGCCGCCGTCAACTACAAGGGCAACGCGCTCAGCCGCGTCCGGCTCCTGGCGGCGGAGCACATCCCCGGCGAGCCGGAGCCCCTGCCGCTTGCCGAAGGCCCCGCCGCCGACGCGGTGGCGCGTCTCGCCGGGGGGATCGGCGGACAGTCCCAGCTCATGAAGTTGATGGGCATCCACTTCAACGTCCCTGGTGAAGGCTGGCTGGTGGGCCAGACCGATGAAGAGGGCGAAGAGCTGTGGTCGGTGTACTCCGCCGATGAGCTGAAGATCCGCGAAGGCGTGTATCAGCTCAAGGTCGGGGACGCCCAGAACGCCTGGATGCCGCTGGGCCCCGACACGATGGTGGTCCGCTTCTGGCGGCCGGACGAGCGCTACTCGTACCGCGCCTCCTCCACCGCCTCGCACGCGCTGGGCGCGATGGGGGAACTGGACCTCATCAATAAGCGCATCGTGGCCGAGACGGTCTCGCGCCTGGCGTCGAACGGCATCCTCCTGTACGACCGCGGGAAGCTCAGCTTCCCCCAGCTCCCCAACCCCACCGGAGCGGATGGACAGGACCCGTTCGCCCAGGTGCTCGTGGAGGTGGGCTCGCGCGGCATCAAGGACCCCATGAGCGCCGAAGCCGCGCTGAAGCTCCCTATCGGCGTGGACCTCGGGGACGCCACGGACACCAAGCTGGCAGACGTGATGATGGCGCTGGACATGTCCAACCCCATCGATGAAAAGCTCATCACCCAGCGTGAATCCGCGATCCGCCGCCTGGCAACCGCCTTGGACCTCCCGTCTGACCAGCTCCTCGGAGTGGCCGGGATGAACCACTGGGGAGCCGCCCAGGTGGAGGAGTCGGGTATCAAGCTCCACATCGCGCCGGACGCGGAGATGATCTGCCACGCACTGACGAAGGGCTACCTCGTCCCGATGCTCCGCGCTGGCGGGAACTCTCTCACCGGCCCCAACGGCGGCCGGATCGTCATGTGGTACGACCCTTCGGAGATCGTTCAGCGGCCGGACAAGTCCGCCGCCGCCGACGAGGCGTACGACCGCATGGAGATCAACGGCGTGGCCTACCGCCGGGAGAAGGGCTTCTCCGAGTCCGACGCGCCGAACGATGAGGAGCTGGAGGAGATGGCGGAGAAGCTTCGCCTCCGGGCCCAGGCGTCCGCCGTCCAGGTCCAGGAGACGATCGCCGAGGCCGACGAGCCCGACAGGACGGAGACCACCGAGACCACCCAGGACTCGGAGAACCCCGACTCTCCCGGAGCCACGGAACCAGGTGAGGCGTGATGGCTGAAATCCCGCTCCAGACGCTGGAAGAGATGGACCTCACGGCGGAACAGTTCGAAGAGCTGGTCCTGAAGGGGATGGAGTTCGCGGCCGGGAAGGTGCTCAGCACCGCCGACATTGAAGAGGCGCTGGCTGAAGCGGACCAGTCGGCCTTGGACCTGTTCCTGACCGTCTGGGCCGTGTACGTGACGGACACCCTTATGCCCGCGCTTGACGCCTCCATGGTGGGGGCCGGGCTGGAAGTCGTTCAGCGCCTCGCGGCCGTCCTGGACAACTCCCTGACCCTCCTGACGGACCAGGCGCTGGACACTGAGCAATACCTGAAGCAAGCTCAGAACCGCCTTGTGGGCATCGGGAACGAACTGTGGTTCAACGCCCGCCAGAGCTTGGCCGAAGGCATCGCGGCCGGGGAGTCGCAGCCCAAGTTGACCCAACGGGTTCGCGATGCTGTGGGCGTGACGGCCCCCCGCGCGCGGACGATCGCACGGACTGAGAGCCACGGGGCCCGCAACGTAGCCGCCATGGCGACGCTCCAGCGGTTCGAAACCGCCTATGCCGTTCCGGCGGGG